GGCAGACGAAAAAATAGAGTTAGAAATAAAAAGTAATACAAAAGAAACAACAGAAGAAGTTAAAGAATTAAACGAAGAACTAAAAGGCACTGTAGCAGAAACTAAAGATTTAGGTAAACAGGGTTCTAAAGGTACAGGTTTATTATCTAAAGGTTTTAAAACTTTAGGAGGTGCTATGAAGGCGGCAGGTATTGGTTTAATAGTCGCTTTACTTGCAAAATTAGGTGAAGTTTTCGGTAAAAACCAAAAAGTAGTAGATACTTTTAACGCAGTAATGGAAACTTTAACAATGATGTTTCAGGATTTATTTAGTTTTTTAAGTAATAATATAGGTACTGTTATTGGTTATTTTAAAGATATATTTGAAAACCCTAAAGAAAAACTTATAGAATTTGGCGAGGCTATAAAACGAAACCTTATAGAACGTTTTATGAGTTTATTAGAAGTATTCGGTTTTATAGCGAGTGCAATTAAAAAAGTATTTGCAGGTGATTTTACAGGAGCGTTAGAAGAAGTTAAAAAAGCAGGTACAGAAATGGTAGATGTATTTACCGGAGTAGACGACACAGTAGGTAAAGTATCAAAAACTGTAAAAGATGTAACTGCAGCAGTAGTAGATTACACTAAAAGTACATTTGAAGCAGCAAAAGCAAACGTAGAACTAAGAAACAACGCAGAAATAGCAGCAGCAAAAATACAGGGTTTAATAGAAAAATACGATCGAGAAGCAGAAATTCAACGACAAATACGTGACGACAGTCGTTTAAGTTTTGCAGAACGAATAGCAGCAAATGAAGAACTAGGGCGTATATTAGAAGAACAAGCAGAACAAATGTTAAAGCTAGCAGACACTAGAATAGCAGCAGCAGCAGTAGATTTAAAACTTAATCAAGGTAGTATAGAAGCACAAGTAGCATATCAAGACGCACTTAACGAACGTGCAGGAATAGAAGCACAAATAACAGGTATCAGATCGGAACAAATAAATAATTTAATTGCTTTAGAACAAGAACTAAAAGACGTACAGCAAGAAGTAGCAATAGAAAGCGAACAATTACTAAACCAAGAACTACTTAATTTAAAAATAAATTACGATAGTCAAGTAATGTTAGCAAACAAGGCGGGTTTAGATATAACAAATTTGACTAAAAAATACGAAAAACAAAAAAGTGAAGTAGTAGCAAATAGTGTAGCAACGCAATTAGGAGCATATAGTCAATTAGCAGGTAATTTAAGTGCTTTAGCAGGTGACAACAAAGCTTTAGCAGTAGCACAAGCAATAATAGATACTTACGCAGGTGCTAATAAAGCTTTTGCACAAGGTGGTACACTAGGTTTTGTAACAGGTGCAGCAGTTATTGCAGGTGGTTTAGCTAATGTACGTAAAATATTACAAACAGACGTAGGCGGTGGTGGCGGTGGTGGTAATGTACCTACAGACACACCGCAAATGATACCAGCAAGTACAGGGGCGTTTACATTAGAAGGTGGTATACCACAAGAACCTGTAAAAGCGTTTGTAGTAGAATCAGAAATAACAGACAGCCAAGCACAAATGGCAGACATAAATAGAAGAAGTACTATTTAAAACGAAATAAGTACAAATAAATTATATTATATAGTATATGAGTAAGAAAACAACAAAGATTACAGAGCTTGTTATTAGTGAAGAAAACGAAGCGTTAGCAATAGACGCAATTAGTTTAGTAACGTCACCAGCTATAGAAGTAGATTTTGTATACTTTAACAAGTCTAAAAATAATTTAACATTTGCAAAAGTAGACGAAGAAAAAAGGGAGTTAATAAGTCCAGCACTTATACCTAACAAACAAATATATAGATACGACGCAAATACAGACAGTGAATACTACGTATATTTTAGTAAAGATACTGTAAAAAAAGCAGCATATAGTTATTTAAAACACAATAACCACCACAAAGCAACATACCAACACGAACAAAGAGTAGCAGGCGTATTAACTGTAGAAAGTTGGATTAAAGAAGGTGAGCAAGACAAAAGTAAATTATACGGTTTTGATTTAGCAAACGGTACGTGGTTTGTAAAAATGAAAATAGAAAACGACGATCTTTGGCAAAGAATAAAAGCAGGTGAAATAAAAGGGTTAAGTATAGAAGGTTATTTTATAGACAAATTAGAACAAATGGGTAAACAATACACAGACGAAGAAATAAGAACTGCATACAAAGAACTACAAGCAGAAGGTAAAATAAAGAAAATAAATTTAGGACTTGTAGACGATTTAGAAAACGCACAAAAAAACGCAGATAAAATAACAGACGAAATTAACAAGTTAGCTAATGTAACACAAGAGTTATTTCTAGACGTTAGAGAATTAACAAATAAATTCAATTCTACTAACAAAAAATACAACGCAAGTATTAAAAAAGGTAAAGAAGAATTTAAAAAATTTAATGAAGTTATAAAACGAGTAGAAAAAGCAGCTAAAGACTTAGGTGTACCTTTAAACAATATACCGGAATTTAGAAAAGCTAATACAAGTAACGCAGAACTACGAAGTGCAGCAAACGATACACAAAAATACGGTGAAATAAAAATATAATAAAATGTATAAAGACTACGAAATAAAATTAAACGCTATACTAGACAAGCACAAAGGAGTACAAAAAGTTGAGTTAGGACTAATTGACGATTTAGAAAAAACAATAAAAGCAGTAACAAAATTTGGTAAAGAAATTGATACTGATGAAAAAAATTTAAAAGAATTTTTAAAGGGAGTTAAATATTGGACGAATTCTACAAAAACAAATATCGAATTTATAGAAAAAAACATAGGAGAATTAAGAGTAAAAATGAAAAGTGTAGAAACTTCATCAAAAGAACTAGATATAAATGCTAATAATATACCTGCATATAAAGAAGCAGTTGATGTAATTAAATATGGGCAAAAACAAATAAATAAAGGTAAAAAACTACTTAAATAAAATAAGAAAAAAGTAAAAACAAAACAAAACTTAAATTAATATATTATATAGTATAAAACAATAAAAAAATGGATTTAAAAACACAAATTTTAAAAGCTTTAGGTCTTGAAAAAGACGTAGAAGTTAAGTTAGAGTACCAAGCGAAGCTAACAGACGGTACTATTATCGTTTCATCTGCAGACGATTTAGTTGCAGGTGCAGACGTATCTATATTAGCAGAAGACGGTACTACTATGCCGTTACCTGTAGGTAATTACGAAGTAGAAGACGGTACAAGTTTTACCGTTGAAGAAGAAGGGTTAGTTGCAGAAATTGCAGTTGTAGAAGAAGAAGAAGCACGTAAAGAAGAAGAAGACTACAAAGACGAAGAAGAGGTAGAAATGAACGAAGAAATTGTAGAAGAAGTTGTAGAACCTTCAGAAGTAGAAGAAGCAAGACACCCTAAGAAAATTAAAACTACAGAAGAAATTGAGTTTAACAAAGAAGAAGTTATTGCTGAAATTGGAGCGGTAATTAAAGAACTATTAGCAGAGGTTAGAAACGACGTTAGTAGATTATCTGCAGAGTTAGACGAAATGAAAAACACTAACGAAACTTTAGAAATAGAAAAAGAAACGTTAAGCGCACAATTAGAAGCAGTGAGTAAAGAACCAGCTTCAGAACCTGTAACTACAAACAAGTTTGCGACTAACAAAAAAGACGTAACACCTGTAGAATACAGAAAAATGACAAGACAAGAGAAATTTTTATATAACTTAAATAATAACTAAAAAAATAATAAAACGATGGCATTAACTATTACATCAAGTTCTTATGCTGGTAAACACGCTGGACTATACGTAAACGCAGCTTTAAAAGCAGCAGACAGTTTAGAGTTCTTAACAGTAAGAGAAAACGTAAATTACAAAGAAGTAATTAACAAGGTAGCAGGATCAGACCTAGTAAAAGACGCAACTTGTGACTTTACTGAAAATTCTGCAACATTAACATTAACAGAACAAGTATTAGAAGTAGAACCGTTTCAGATTAACATTGACGTTTGTAAAAAAACTATGTTAAGTGACTGGTCGTACGAAAAAATGGACGATTTTGTAGCGTATGCAATGACTTATTTATCAGATAGTATCGCAGACAGTATCGAGTTTAACATCTGGCAAGGTAACACTTCTACGTCAGGACAATTTAACGCTTTATCTGCTTCAGGTATGACGACATCTTCGGCGTCTGCAGCATATACAGCAGCAAACATAATTGCTAACTTAGGAACTTTAGCAGCTGATATACCAGCGTCAGTTTACGGTAAAGACGATTTATATATCTATATGAATAAGAAAACTTACAGATTTTACATTTCTGCAATTTCTGCTTTATCTGCATTCCCTTTTAACCATATGGGAGAGTACACACCAGAATTTGAAGGTATTAAAATTGCTGTATGTCCGGGCGTAGCAGATAACGTAATGTTTGCAGGTCAAAAGTCTAACGCATTCTTTGGTACGTCTTTATCTAGTGACTTAACAGAAGTTAAAGTATTAGATATGTCAGAAATTACAGGATCAGACGTTGTAAGAATGGTATGTAGATATACTGCAGGGGTTCAAGTTGGTGTTCCTTCAGACTTTACAAAACAATCATAATTATTAACCTTTAAAACTATAACAATATGGCTTGTGAATTAACAAAAG